GCGAGCGGCTGCCGAGTATAGAATAGCGAGGATCATGGCCACCCAGGCCCCCAGACTCTCAATGATACCATGGATCCCGAGAACTGGCGCGACCAAGACATAGAGCCGACGATAAGCTTGGTCCTCGCGTTCTAGTTGCGTTCGCCGCGTGATCATCGGCATGCTAAGATGAGTCCAAGTGGCAACGAAGAGCCGACATATTATCCACGTGGATGGACCATAGCCGCTGGTGCACACAACGCATATGAGGATCGACTCAAGGGTCAATTCAACGTGAGTGGACTTGGTGGACATTGATAGCAACTCGGGAGGCATTTCGTCCCTGGCGACATAAAAGACACCTGAAGACACGAGGTACCTCGCGATCGCTACTATCAGCATGCAGAGATACGCGGCCACGGCAAGTGGACTCGGCGCACTCGGCACGCACAGGTAGATCGTGGCGGCCAGCGTAAGTGTTACAGCCGCCACCAACCAAGGAGTAAAAAGGGAAGAACCGCGCAGGTCTAACGATCGAAACAGATAAGTTGAAGCGCTTACCGCGGCGCTCGCGATCGTGCACCAGATGCGACGCGCCACCGGATCAAGCGACAGGCCAGGCAGAGATACAGAGCTGATCGAAAGGAGGCACGTCAACGTGATCACGAACAGCATTAGATCGCACGTAGCGCCGCTCGGAACGGGGACATGCGCCAGGGGCGACCGGGTCCCCAAACAACAATGTGCCAGGTAGCAAAATGCCGCGACGTATACCACGATCGCCTCGCTCATAACGGATTGTCTCGAAGTCTGCGGTGAGACGAACCGAACGAATAAGTCCCCGCCATCACCGCAGGGTTCTCATCAGCGTAAGTGTCACGCAGATCTGGGAGGTAAGGCTCTGTTCGCAGCATGGAGCCTGGCTTATCAGGGTCGGCATCAAGGTAGACGAGCGACGACATGGTGAACGCGAAAAAGTCCACCTCGTAGACGGCGGCAACCACGACTGAGGGCGTTCCATCTTGCAAGCATTCGATACCGGAACGTGCGTCAGTTTTCCGAAGTCGCCAGGGCTTAAATACGTGCGTTGGTACAAACCGGTCGGCGATTTGAATAATAGTGCCAACCTGGGATATGATAGACTTCGCCGTTTGCCCTGGGGAATAGCGTGAGACACCCTCGCTGGTCTTCGGGGTTATCCCGTCCTGATTTTGAGACAAGAATGGCCTTGTCGCCGTGCACGTGAGCAACCAGCACACGGTTGTCAAACTGAGGATGACCGAGATTGAAGCGCAATTACAGCCGCTCGCGCAACCAGCTAGCAAGCACAGCACGGCGGTTATGGCGTAGGACACGTGATCGTGCGTCGCCATCAAGTCGAGTGACGCCGCACAATCTGAGATGCGCGCTGCGGCCTGCCAATCGATGTAAACCAGCGGCCACATCAGAATGGTCAGGGTCAACGGACAAGCACACAAAGCCAGAAACGTGAGTATTTTGACCCCGTCCGGCGGCAGTCTTCCGGGGCAGAAGCCACTTATCACTAGCACGATAATAGCCACGA